CGTGTTCAATTGGGTATCCAAACAATCGATGATAAACTTCTAAAAAAAATAAACCGTGGGTGTTATACTAAAGACACTATTAACGCATTGGAAATGTTAATGAATTATGGATTCAAAATACTAATACACATTATGCCAAATTTACCAGGTTCTAATCCAATAATTGATAAACATACCTTTAGTGAACTTGTATCTAACCCGGATCTTCAAGCTGATGAATGGAAAATATATCCAACATCCGTTACAACTACATCTGATAAAGATACACAGGAGGTCTATACTGTTATCGAAAAATGGTTTAATGATGGAAAATATATCCCATACAGTAATGATGACTTAATGGAGGTATTGATATACGCAAAGTCTATTATACCAAAATATATTAGAATTAGTCGCATATTTAGAGATATACCAATAGATAATATAATTGGTGGGGCAAATATACCACATATGCGACAAGTGGTACAAAAATTAATGGCTAATAATAACCTGTATTGTAAATGTATAAAGTGTAGAGAAATAAAAGGGGGGTCCTTGAATAAAAATACTATTTACTATGAATGTGATAGATATGAAAGCAAAAATGCTATACATTACTTTATATCGGCAAATATACCAAGTAATAGTAAAAATGGTAATCACTCTTTCAATGGAACTTTGATTGGATTTATACGATTATGTATCAAGAAAAAAGAAGTACCCACACTTCCAGCCCTACATAATTCTTCTATTGTAAGAGAACTCCATGTATATGGACAAATGAATCCAACTTATATTAAACAGTCATCAAATACACAACATAAAGGAATTGGAACACAACTCTTAAAATTAGCTGAAAATAAAACACAAGAACATAAATTGGATAAAATTGCGATTATATCTGGTGTAGGGGTGCGCAATTTTTATCGGAAAAATGGTTATACACTACAAGAGAATTATATGGTTAAATCAATGTCTTATAATAATTCAAAACTTATTATTGGTTATGTTTTGATTCCTATTATAGTTGGTGCCGCAATACTATATTTATCTTTGAAATTGTTAATAAATAATATTATTCCAACATATTTAGATTGGGATGAATAATATTGTATAAAATTTAATTAAAGAAATATACTAATGTATTATATAATGAATAACCAAGACCCATATACCTTTTTTTATTCAACTCTCATTAATAATACACATAATGTAAATCATATTAATAATGTAAATACTATTAATAATATCTTAACATCTAATACTATTACACCAATAGATGCTAATAATATAGATAAATATGATAAATGTCCAATTACGCTAGAACCATTTAAAATTGGAGATAGTATAGTTGAATTACAATGTAATCATACATTTTCAAAACCAGCATTAACTGAATGGTTAAAAAATAATGATACATGTCCAATGTGTAGATGTGATTTAAACACACATGAATCGATTGAATACAATGAAGCTATGCGCCAATATAGATTGTCACATACGATTGATTCTATGATTCAATTTGTATCCAATAGGTTACCATCAAATGATGTTGATATTCAGCCCGAGGTATTTGAAATTTATTGATTTATAAATTACATATTTTATCCCATTTAGATAATTTAAATTCCTTTTTAGAATTATATTCAATTAAACAATTATATGTCTTTTTTAATTTTTTATGTTCATTACACCATTTTTTTTTTTGACTTTTAGAAATAGTGTTATTTTTTTTTAGAATATCATTTATTAATATATCATACCACGGATTTTTTAATTTATAACATTTGTTCTTTGTTTTAGTCTTTCCTTTTGTTTGTTTTTTAGACTTTACCATATAATATAATATAATATAAATATATTAATTTTTTATATTAATAATATATATGGATAATTTATGTGATAAATATTGTAACTACAAATTGAGCATTTGTTTTATAATTATTGGTATCATTATTGGATATGGTATATTTTTATTCAAATCTAAAAGAGAAAATTATAAAATATTACTTACACCTAATTAAAATATACTAAATTATTATGAAGGTAAATAATATGAAAATTATACTAATAATTAGTATATTACTTGTTATAATTCTTTTAGCATCATATCAATGTTACAATACTGACATTAGTTATAATTTAATAACCCAAGATATAAAAAATCATCCTAATTTTAATTATACTATTGGACCATTACCATATTATAACAAAAAATATTACAAGGCTGAAATTCAAAGGTTTTATAATTTTGTAGATATTTTAAACAAAATTAAGAAGACGGATTATAATCATAATAACCGTTATTTACAACATAAAATTAGTATAAAATTAGATTTTTTCAAAGAAAATAATGTACTAAATTTTAATGATTTAAAAAATTATGTAGATTATGCTAATAAACATAATATAATGGTTGGAATTTCATCAATGAAACGACATGATAGACTTGATGAACTAAATACATACTTAAAATTATTGAAACTTGGTTACAAAAATGTATTTATTACACTGGCTACATACCATAGTGATATAGATGAACGTGTTAACATTGTATTAAAAGAAGGTGGGGTTGTAAGACTTGTTAAAGGATGGTACAAAGATGGTGATGTTAAAAATTGGAATGAAGTGACCTTTAATTATTTAAAAAATGCTAAAAAATTGGTTGAAAGTGGAACATTTCACATATTAGCAACTCATGATTTTGATATTTTGCTTGAATTATATAAACAATATGATAAAAAGATGGATTTATTAGAAATTATATTTTTTAAATTCAGTTTAAAGTTTGTTCAAAAAAAATTAAAAAAGTTTCCATACACAATAAAAAATAAATCACTATACAAACCATATGGAAAAATATGCTTGAGTTTTTTCTACAGTTTAAAAAATATGGCAATTGGAAGAACTATAAAACGTCGTTATTTATAATTACACCGTAAAAAACAAAAAATATATTAATATATTAATATGTCAATTTATAATTATGACTCCACAGAATTTAAACAGCATATATTAAAGAAAGAATATGGTTATTTATTTATAATATTGGGTATAGCCCATATACTACTATTTGTATATTTTTATTCATATCCTATATTAATTAATGTTGTAAATTTTAACAGGTCATTTCATTATATGTATATACTATTTTGCTCATTACTATTAATACAATGGATATTTCTAAAGAATGAGTGTGTTATAAATTATTTTGAAAAAAAGATTATTAATGAAAATTATGTATTAGGACAAAATGGTAATGCTCCTGGTACTGATTACTTTTTATCATCATTAAATATTAATTTATTTAATACTAAATTTGGTAAAAAGAATATATTAAAGCGTCAAGTGTATTTGTATATTATACAATATGGATTTTTAGTATATATACTAATGAAAACTATCAACAATGATATAATTAAATATGGTATAACTATTATTATCGGATTACTATTATTAAATTCAGTAGCTCGTCTTATCTATGAAAATAGACATGTTATTTAAAATCCTAACATTCGACTCGTTTGTAATCCTTGTCCATTTATCATTATAATACCATTATTGGAAACTAATTGTTCAAAAAATTCCCTTTCTTCTTTTGTCATAAATTTATCTATTATTTTGTTATACAATTTTTTAATATATTGTTGTTTATCAGTTTCGGAAAGTGCTTCCTTTTCAAGAATAACTTCTTTTACTTTAAAAAATGTATCCGATGCTACTTTTATTGATTTAGTCATTTGTTCTTGATATTCCTTTATTTGTGTCTCTTTATTTTTAACAAAATCGGTTTTCATTATTCTATCTATTTTCTCATTTAGTACTTTCACAGCATTTTGAACATCTTCAAATTCTTTTTTAGTATTTTGTCGGATTGCCTTATCAATAACTTCACCATTTTCTTTTATATAATCTTTTGAAATTTTGTATAATTTGGCCTCTTTATCTAAAAAATCCAAATTAGTCAATTGATTACTCATTATTATAATTAAATATAAATAAATTAGTATTTTAACTTATAATAATAAATATACTATTAAATATGAACAATCTTGTACACTATTATGATTTACTAAATTTTGTAAAGAACAAATCATATTACAAACCAAATACAGTGCCAATTAAAACAAAATCAAACACACTATTAAATTATATAAAAGATCAAAGTGATTTAAATATACTTAAAAATACTAAATTTATTTATAGTTTTATAATAGCATCAAATACTATAAAAATATTAGATACACATCTAGATAATTGTGTTGCAAAATTAATAGTATTATACAAAAATAGCAAAAATTATACTATTAATGATAAATTAAGTTTATTTATATGTATATGCCATTTAACCCTTTATACTAATAACATTGAACTAAAAAAAATAGCTAAAATAATGATAATTGACATAACAAATTACAAAACACATACCATAAATAGTCCATATATATTGGGAGAATACTTAACATATTGCTTAAAAATAAAATTATTAATGGTTAAATTGAACAAAGTAATTCCTAATTCTAAATGGGAATTATTATACGAAACATTATTGAATGTATCATTAAAAGAAATCCGTAGAACAAAGTTTGATGGATACACATTAAATAATGATATTTGGGGTTGGTTTAATGTGTGTATTGGGTTAGAAAGTGTCAAAATACTAAAACAGTATGATAAAAATATACGAGTTAAACAAATACTAAATTATTATTATTTAGTAAATAAAATTAATAATAATGCTAAACATTATTCTTATAATAAAGGCAATTGGTGTGATTACTCTACATTAAATTTAGCAATGTATGATGCTATGTTTTTTCCAATAACATACTTGTAATTTAGTATATTTATAAATTAATATACGTGATACCGAAATGTAAATGATATACGCTTTTCTTTAACACGTTTTTCAACTGGGATTTCGTGCGTAAATTCCTTTTGAAAATTACCAACCATTTGTAACAATTGTCCATGTTTCATACTAATGTCTTTCACTATTTTTTTTGTTGTTTTATCTCGTATTCTAAATTTACGTGTTGTCCCAAATGATAGTGACACAACACCGATATCACTATTTAATTTAGTTTCATCATCGCTATGAGCCCCAATATAATCATTCCCATTACTATATTCATTCACTAATATACCATTATAATTTGATGAAAACAATGTATTAATTTTCTCTAATAATGCGTTAAGATTAAATGATAGTGGTTTTGATGCCATCATTTTGTTAGAATACTTATATCCAATAGATGTATCTGAAAAAAATCCAACATTTCGATTTTGATTGACCGTTTTTCCATATAATTTTATAAATGGTCGTATTTCTAACTCATTTTCTGTGTCATCCACACATTTTGACACTAAATCAATATTGTCAAATGTACCAATGTTTAACGTCGAATTATCTGTTTTTATTAGCGTTTCCATTAAATAATGATATTGATTTTATATCAATAAATTATAAATCAATTTTAAAATCTTTTTTAATCTTAAATATGAAGAACTACATTTTCTACAATTATTAGCTCTTTTATTTAATCAAGCATAACATTTTCGACAAATCATTTTATCACAATATCGCTATAAAAATTAGAACAAACAAACTATGTTAAGTTTAGAATCCGTGTATTCAACGTGTTTTAATATGAGTGATGTAAATGAAAAATTAAATAGAATATGGTATTTCTAAAAGACATGGATTAATAGATAATTATATTACAAATTAAACAGTTGTCTCCAACAACCGTTTTGTTTTTTTTGTATTTGTTTTTCTCCAACCTCCTTTTTTAGATTTAGTTCTTTTTGCTTTCTTTTTAGATTTAGATTGTAAATCTCTTCGTCCAGCTCGTTCAACACCCCCTTTATGCAATTTGTAGCAATTAGTGTCAAGCATTTTTTTCAATTCCNTTTTATCCACTTNNTCAAACACAGATTCATCAAATATGATAACCATTCCATCTATTTCACTGTTATTTCCTGGTTCCGATTTGTAAATTTGCGAATTAAAGAATGGACCTCCATCTCTACTTTTTGTCACCTTAAAATTACTTGATAATACGTAGTAGTCAGGAATTTCTTTCGATATTGTTTTCCAACTCTTTCCTATTTTTAATTGTGTCATATTAGTATCTGATAGTAATATCTTTTTACCCTTTAATTGCGATTTCAAATCATCTACACTTGGTCCTTTACTTGAACCATGCCAAAGCACTACATCATCGGATGGTTCTGTAGATTCATTTATTTGGGTTTTACATGTATGACCATCCATTTCAGTTCCATATACACGACTACCAACGCTTCCTAAATATTTATCTATATGGACTCCAAAAGCCGAAGCTGATTTGTACACATCTGAACGACCATCTGTAAACTTAAATCCCCCATAAGGTTGTGTATCAAGAAATGCTCCAGGTACTTGTAGTATATAGTATCCTCTCTCTTTATCTCCTTTAGTTCCTTTTTTGACAAATGCTTTCATCTCCTTTAAACAATCCGATTCCGATTTTTTTAATAATGTTTTAACTTTTTTTAAATTTTTTGAAGATGACAAAGCTTTTCTACAATGATTTAAACATTCTAATATAAACTCATTTTCCATTGAATCCATTCCTCCATCTACATAATTATAATCTAATTTAGTATGCCACTTAGTTTTTTTAAATAAATTTTTAGCATTAGTACCAGTTTTATATGTAAATAATTTACCAGGTCCAGTATTTTTAATTATTAAACTTTGGAGATTTTTCATTAATGTCTCGTCTGCTTTCTTCAAAGCACCCATACCTTTATCAGTTATTCCATTTAATATAGTTTTTGCTGTTTCTTTTATACCTTTTCGTTTATCCCATGTATCTGCACCACTAAAAATAACATATGGCTCTCCATCTTCCATTGGAAGATAAATAACAGAGTGATCCGCTAGCATAATTGGTAGTTTATTTCCACTTAATTTAATTGTATAATTAGTAGCTTTACTTGAAAATGCGTGATATTCTTTAACTGACATAATGGTTATAATATATACAAATAAATAAATAAGAAATAAATAATAAATAAATAATACCTTAAAATTGATTATATTTTAAAGATACTCATGTCATAAAATGTCTAAAACCGAATATATGGCTCCATTTATAGACACAATAAATCAATCATATCAAATAACTCATATATGTGTGCCACATATATCCTCTAACTATATCAATTCTACATTTATTGATAATGTAAAAATTAATTTTAATATTGATATAACAGTTATACCATTCAATCCACTATTATTTAATGACTTACATGAAAATAACCATGCTTGTTCCACGACACAATCAGAAATTAAAGATGGATTGTATATTCTATTATATTCAAATGATACATTTAGTATAATCAAACATATTGGTAAAATTCAAAGACATATCAATATTGCTCTAAAAGAATATAAATTAAAAGATGAAATAACATCATGGACATGTCACTATTTAGATGATAAACGCCATAAATGGGTTGCTGAATAAGTTGTATTTAAAAATTATTGAATTAGTGAATAAAACTTTTTTAAAAACTTTGAATTTTGAATCTTTT